AACTTAAAGAAATATTTTGATTAACAGAATAATTTGGATCAGTCCCTCTTAGATCGCCTTTAAGGAAATATTCTATTTCTAATAATTGTATGGAAAATTCTATTGCGGATGGTGCATTTGATCTATTAAAAGATGGAGTGGAAGCAGGAGAATAATTAACACTACTTTGTTCTATCACACAATGTTTAAAAGAATATACATATCCAGATGGTGAAATTATAGGTCTTACAACATCTGGATATTGTAAAAGGCTTCCTGCATCGGCTTGATTTGTATCGGGAAGCTGATGATATTTAAATTTATTAATGATAAATTTTAATGTTTCTGATTCCTGAAAATTATTGGGAATAAATTTCCACACAAATGTATGTCTTTTAAAAACAGGAGATTTAAAAAGAACTGTCAGATAAGGATTAACTGCCAGACCGGCAATTTGTAAGATTCTATCTGCGCCATTTTGTAGACCGATGGCCGCGCCGCCTGCATCCAAAGAATTTGCTAAAGCACCTACAGAACCGCCACTAATAACATTTTTAACGCCTGCTTCTACCGTAGATAATAAATTCTGTAGGCTGTTGCCTTTTTGGGCTACTGATTGTTGATATCCTGCTATGGCTCCATCAAGAGCGGCACCAATAGCAGGATTTGTAGATTCATTATCTATATAGCTTACGGCTTGGCCATCTTTTAAATTTGTAGGAAGAGGTAGAATAATAGCTCCAATAGGACTTGTGAATGGCGTTGTAAAAACAGAAGGCCTTTGATATTGATAAAAATTAAACATCATATAAGGTGTGTTGGAAGAATTTACTAAATCTGTAGGGAATATGGCAGTCTGAACTTTTGTATATTGATTATCATATTTTAAAAAAGTATTATTATAGATAGTTTCGGCTGATACGCCTGCTGCTACAACAAGTGTGCCTGCACTAAGCAATTCTGTAAAAAGTGATAAAGGTGATTGTGTTAAATTTGATGCCATTTTTTCCTCGATAAATACATTATAAATATTTATTGAAAGAAAGAATGACAAAGTATCATCAGGGAAGATTTAGAGCCAAAAATCCACAAAAATATAAAGGAGATGTAAATAATATTATTTACAGATCAGGATGGGAATTAAAAGTCCTGATGAAATTTGATCTTCATCCTGATGTAATTTCATATTCATCAGAAGAAATTGTTATTCCCTATATATCGCCTGTAGATAATAAAAAACATAGATATTATGTAGATTTCTATGTTAAAATGAAAGATAAGGATGGAAAAATAAAGGAATATCTGTTGGAAGTAAAGCCATTAAAGCAAACCTTCCCGCCCGTTAAAGGCAAGAAGGTCACTAAGGGCTATATAAATGAAGTCATGACATATGCAGTAAATCAGGCCAAATGGGATGCTGCCAGAAATTATTGTGAGAAAAAAGGATTAGAATTTATGATCATGACGGAAAAGGAATTGGGTATTTAATCCTCTTCCTCTTCCTCTGAATTTTCTTCAATAAATTCAATATATGGCCAATAGACGACAATGCCTAAGCCCATATTATCTATTTTATTACAAAAAATATTTTCATATGTTTCATTTTCACCATATTCCCTTATCAAGAAACCAAGATTGAACAAATTAATATCATTTCCTGTTATGGCCAAACAGGATTTTCCATACATATTTCTGCCAGAATATGAATGAATAGAATATTCAAATCCTTCTTCAAGCTTAATATTTTTAAGAACTTTTTGCAGTCTCATTTTAAATCTCCTAGATAATAATAAGAAAAATGATAATAATTAACAAAATTGTTGTGGTATCAAGATGCATGGAAATTCTTTCCTAGAAAGAAGTGCGAGGACCGCCCTTGATATAACCAAGATTGAGAAACTTACCGACTTCTTCAGCAGGAACACGAAGACGCTCTTGCTTTTCCTTGCTGATCATCCAAACTTTTCCTGTATTGGCAACACCACGTCCAGAAAGAGTTTCCTTTTCGTCATCGGTCTTGATAATCACAACTTCTTTCTTCTTATTAAGGAATTCCTGAAGCTTTTGTTCGGCTTCTTCCTTTGTCTTCCCAACAAAGTGATAGGGAAGGGTAGCAGTATTTGCCTGATAAGTCACGCAAATCAATTCGGTCACGGTGATAATTTCGTTTGTCATTTTAAATCTCCTTGTTGATAATTTGAATATAGATCATAAATTTTTCTTTGTCAACACCAAATAAATATAAAAAAAAGAGGAATTTAATTGACAAGCAACACAAATGTAAGATTGCCTAATTTACAGAATCCAGGTGTTTATCCATATGTTCGTTTTGAGCAATTTCGTGATGGATCATGGAATCGTGTTGATGAAACTCCTAATAACGAATCTCAGGCTCAAGGCCACAAACTTGGATCATTTGAAGAAACAGATAATTCTTCGGGCCATAAACATTTAAAAGTTGGACAATCTTTTGATTATGCTGCCCAAGGCCATACTTCCACTGTAGATTATAATCATCATAATAAAATTGGTGGTTCTACAGTTTCTCAAATTACACAAGATAGACATGAAGAGCATGGAGGCGATAAATTCCATGCTGTAGGTGGTGATACAATCCATGTATCAAAAGGATATCATTATTCTCATGGTACAGGAGGAATTTCACATTCTTCTGTAGGAGATCAAGTTTCTGATCATAATGATGGTAATGATCATCATAATGTAGAAGGCGATAAGATTACATTTATAGGTGGCATAAAATATGAAAATGTCAACTCTGAATTTGGTCTTTTGGTAGGCGGAAATTATGACATTTTAGTGAAGGGTGATTCTCAGATTACTTCACACCAAAACATGTTTTTTAATGCAGATCAGTATATACAAATTAATTCTGTAGTTAATACAAATATAACAACCGCAAATGTCTATGCCAATGTGAATTATTTCTTTATGAATAATATTTCTGGAAATACTATGTTGGTCGTAGGAAATACGATGACTAACACAATGATAAATTCTACCTCTGTCGTAACGCCTTCAATTTCGATTGGTGATCCTGTTCAATTTGTCAATACAACAATTTTAAATGTTGGAAATTTAGGATTATCATCTAATGGTTCTTTGGGCCTTCCTGGGCAGGCTCTTGTTTCAAATGGTACAGGAACCTATTGGACTTATTCTTCTGGTACAAATACCAATGTGCAATTTAATCAGGGGAACACTTTTAATGCAACAAATGCATTTTCTTTTAATTATGTAACAAATACAGTTTCTATCAGTAATAATTTAAATGTTTCAAATATCATATTCGTAGGATCAGAATTAATAATTGGAAATTCTACAGTAAATGTTGTAATAAATTCTACATTTTCCTATTCTGGTGGAAATACTTCTGTTACAAACACTTATCTCCAGACTCTTTTGGCTTCCTATGTAACAAATACATATTTTCAGTCTGTTTTAGGCCTGGATTTAAGCGATTTAGATGGCGGAACCTTTTAAAATAAATAATTAAAAAAAGGAAGAAAATGAAACCGCTTAAACAAATTATTAATGAAATTGATAATAAAGATCAGCGTAAAAGAACAAATGCAATGCATAAAATTATGCGTGATCATTATAATTATGAAAAAACCACTACTCATAGAGAAAGTATTTATAATTATAATGATTCAAATCAATCAAAACTTATGAATGGATATCTTTGGGAAAAACATAAAAACCCAGAAGGATTTTCACAAAATGAATCTGCTGAAACAAATATAAGAAATTTAGATTCGGCTATAAATTCTCATAAAACTCCCCATAAATTAGCCGTATATTCTGGTACAGTGCATGATCCAAGAGAATTAAAAAATTCCGAGGGAATTATGCATCATCCGGCTTATTTGTCTACATCTATTGATGAAAGTGTAGGAAATAGCTTTGCTCATAGAAATAAAACATCGGATAAAGGCATTAATCATACTCATATTCTTAAAATTCATGTTCCCAAAGGTCATCCTGGTGCCTATGTTCCTGCTACAGGATTAGATTTAAATTATGAAAAAGAATTTATTCTTCCTAGAGGAACTAATTTAAAACATATAAAGAAAACAAAAGAAGATATATCGAATAATAGTAAAATATTTACCCATCATATGAAGGTTGTATAATATGAATATTTCAAATAATTAAAAAAAGGAATAAAATGAAACCGCTTAAACAAATTATTAATGAAATTGATATTATAGGTCAGCATAAAAGAACAAAGGCAATGCATATGATTATGCATTTTCATTATAATTATGAAAACGCCACTCATAGAGCAGGTATTCATAATTATAATGATTCACATCAATCAAAACTTATGAATGGATATCTTTGGGAAAAACATAAAGACCCTGAAGGATTTCCACACAATGAAACTACTGAAACAAATATAAGAAAATTAGATTCGGCTATTCATGAATTTAAAACTCCCCATAAATTAGCCGTATATTCTGGTACTAAGCATGATCCAAGAGAATTAAAAAATTCCGAGGGAATAGTCCATCATCCGGCTTATCTTTCTACTTCTATTGATGAAAGTGTAGGAAATAGATTTGCAGGATATAATGCTTCAAAAGATAATCAAAATATTGCTCATGAACATGTTCTTAAAATTCATGTTCCCAAAGGTCATCCTGGCGTCTATGTTCCATCTAAAGGATCAAATGCGTTTTATGATACTGAAAAAGAATTTATTCTTCCTAGAGGAACTAATTTAAAACATATAAAGACAGAAACAAAAGAATATCCTTTTTCTTTTAAGAGAAAATTCATCCATCATATGAAGGTTGTATAATATGAATATTTCAAATAATCAAACAATTACTTCAAAAATAGGATTATTATATTCTGATTTTACAGATAATTTTGATAAATCTCCCTTTTCTGATGATCTTGCCAAAGTCACAAATGAAAATTCAGTAAAACAATCCTTAAAAAATATTGTCAGAACAATTCTAGGCGAAAGACTTTATGATAACACTATAGGCCAATCTGGAAATTATGGTTTATTTGGTTTAAATGATGGTCTTACTCAAACTGTTGTAAGCCAAACGCTTACAGATGCAATAAAACAAAATGAACCCAGAGTCAATTTATTAGGAATAACTGTAGATTCTACTTCTATAGAATATGCTTTATCAATTACAATTTACTTTATGGTAATCAACAATCCAAATACCTTGTCCACAAATATAATTATTAAGAGAGTACGCTGATGAAAAAATTAAATGAAATTTTAGATATAGAAGGAGATTTTAAAAGAGCAGACCATGTTGATAAAATATTAAAAAAACATTATTATTATACAGAAAAAAATCATAAGGAAGCCATTCGGGATTATCAAAGAAGTTTTATTTCCAAGAATATAAATCATGCTCTTTGGGAAAAACATAAAAATCCTAATTTAAAATATACATATAATGAAACTACTAAAAAATTAGATTCGGCTATTCATGAATTTAAAACTCCCCATAAATTAGCCGTATATTCTGGTACAGTGCATGATCCAAGAGAATTAAAAAATTCCGAGGGAATAGTCCATCATCCGGCTTATTTGTCTACTTCTATAAAAAAAGATGTAGCAGAAGGGTTTTCTGATGACCACAAAAATGAAGAAAAAGGAGAAGCTCATATTCTTAAAATACATGTTCCCAAAGGTCATCCTGGCGTCTATGTTCCCGCTACAGAATCAGGTTTAAATTATGAAAGAGAATTTATTCTTCCTAGAGGAACTAATTTAAAACATATAAAGACAACAAAAGAAGATATAGGGAATAATAGTAAAAGATTTACCCATCATATGAAAGTTGTATAATGAATAAATATCTTTAAAAAGAAAGAAGAAATGCCAAATAATAATATAATTTTAACAAATCTTGATCCAGATAGTCTAAAGGCAGAATATATTACTTGGCTTCAAAACCAATCTGTCTTTAGAGATTATAATTATTCTGGTTCTAACATTAATGCTCTTCTTGATATTTTTGCAAGAAATACTTTTCTTTATTCATTTTTTCTCAATATGACATTTGCCGAAGGTTATAATGATTCGGCTCAATTAAGAGATTCTCTTGTTTCTAAGGCCAAAGAATTAAATTATATTCCTTATTCCATGAAATCAGCCGAAACAACTTTAAATATTAATATTCAGACGGCAAATCTTACTTCTTTCCAAATTCCTTCTGGAACCATTTTTACAGGCCTAAATTCCAATGGAACCTATAGTTTTGTCACAAATGAAAATTATTTCTTGACTTCGGCAAATGGTTATTTTGCATTTTCCAATGTGGTTATTTATGAAGGGTTTTATAAATCAGATTTATTTTCTGTAGATAATACTCAGGAAAATCAATTATTTACTTTATCAAGTTCTTCTATTGATACTTCTTCTCTTTCTGTATATCTTTCAGAAAATGGAGGATCGACAAATTCTGTTTGTATTCAGGCACCTAATCTATATGGTCTCAACGGAAATTCTTATGTTTATTTTCTTCAGGCAGCTTCTTCAAATAATTATCAAATACAATTTGGCGATGGAGTATTGGGATATCAACCTCAAAATGGTTCTGTTGTA